CCCTTTAAGATATAGGGCTTAGGGTCACGGTGGAATTCTTGTATATTTAGAAAATCCACACCTCGCGTATTTTCGATTACTTGGATAACTCTTGAAAGCGGTATACCTGTTCCGAACATTTCCGTAGAGTTTTCAAAAAGTCCAAGCAAGTTTCGCTTAACGAGCCGAACAGCCTCTTGTTGTAAAATACTCGCTGTACACGTCACAACACAGCTTAACATAGGCGTCACAGGCACAGGGCTCATAACATTTAATTGGGTCGCAACAGGCTTCTTCGACGAGAGCCAACGACCCACAGCGCCCACAAGTCCCGTTCCGGTGTCAATTCTAGGGAACCAACGACCCGAAGGGATTGGATTCGTCCCTTCAGCGGCGATATAGACAGTCACGTCATAGGGCTCTAGTGCGACAGCTTTTGCGACCTTAACTCCACCTCCGGGAGTTTTAAGCGCCAACGATTCAAAATCTTCCAACGTGATCGCACGGTCAAGCGCACGTAAAGACCTCGGTCCGTTAATACGCGCGTCACGTAACGTCTCGGCATCTTTACCGCCCGACGGCTGTACAGGGTTAAAGACAGAAGAAACCCCTGCGATCGTTGACGTTAAACGCACCAACGAATTGATACCATAGCTATTTGTAATAGCGCCTGTTCCAACACGATAGGTCGCAAACAGCTCGTCGTTAATCGCAGGTATCTTCCCAGACACTCCGTCACCAAAAGTAAGCGACACTCTACCATCGCTTAAAACCTGAAAGGTGTAGACAAGCGTGTCGCTGTCTGCATCTAAAAAGGACGTGGCAGGACGATATACATCTCCGCTAGAGGTTTCGAGCGTCAATGACGAGCTTAAATCTGCCGACAATGACACAGGACCTTGTGACAGCGTAAACACTTGATATTGCGTCCCATTCGACACGCCTATAGATTCATTGACAGTTGTTCCATAAGTGACGACCAAATCTTCTTTGATTGTCACAGGCATACCAAGGCGGTCTTGCACCTGTGCTCGTACACTCGAAGGTGCATAGATGCCCGCTGTTGGTAGGAAAACATCGTCTAAGAATTCAAATCGCGCATCTTGTGCGTTGTTCGTAACGGCTGTACCCGCAGGGATAGACACAGCATCTTGTGACGTAATGACACACATAGGGACAGACGACGCTGTCCCTGTGCTTAATTCATAGTTAATTAAGCGTAAGAGCTGTTGTACATTTACGCGCTCTTGCGCGGTCGATAAGTACATCTCGTTTTGTGCGCGGTCGACTTGGTAATTAAGGACGTCTGCTACGTACGCGACAGCTTCCAAGAGCACCATGCCGGGATCGGAGCTCTCGCGATCTGTCCACTCGGGGGTCACATCAGTTAAGAAGTTAATCAGCGCATCGCGGATCGAGTCATAGTCTCTTGCGGTTGTATCTACCTGAAACGGCAGATTACCCAACGTAGTTGCTCTTGTTGGACGTACCATAATTAAACTCCAAACGTCTCTGTGCGGCTTACAGAGAAGCCTAAGTTATTAGCTTGGTAGCTAATGGTTACTTTGATAGATGATGTGTCGTAATCTCGTATAAGCGTCACAGAGTTCACGGTCACGCGAGGCTCAAAGATGCGTATTGCGTCTTTAATTTCGACGCGTGCATCTTCTAAATCTATATTGTCTAATTTAGAGAATAGAGAGCCCGTAATCGCTAATCCAAACGCAGGGCGCATAACTCGTGTCGTGAGTGTCGTGAGGACGATATTTTTCATATTCGCCAACAGTTTGCGATCGTAAGCCGCACGGCTTATATGCCCATCAGCTGAGAAGCGTATTGGGAAGTCGAACCCTGTAATCGGTGTAGCCATAATCAGTCCTCATTCGCTTTCCAAAGAGCGTCGATCTGATCGGACGCGCTCCCGAGTGATTGTTCGATTTTCCCATCAGGGAGCGCCAACCCACGAATAGATTCACCCGTGGTCTGCATTGTGGTGTCGTAACTCTCAGTAACGCTTTGAAATCCTTCGAATAGAGATTGGAAGAAGTCGAGTGCGCGCCCTGTCCCTAGAACAGTATGGAAACAGAAGGCTGCACAAAACTCAACCTCAGGTGTTGGAATCGGATAAGTGGCGAGCGAAGCGGACGCCGTGAGTTTCGTCTTAAAGTCGTCTATATTACCGACACCATAGAGCGTGAGCAGGTTTACGCTTCGATTAAAGGTAATGTTTAACAGCGCGTCGATAATCGAGAGGATACTCTGTACACGAGCGTCTAGGACGCCAATGCGCTGTTCAATGAGCTCAAGTGTTTTAACAAGCACTTGTGTGCGACCCGAGACGCCTTTAAGGGACAAGACGGCACCATTAATACCGTCAACGAGTCCACGAACAAGCGGAAGGTCATTCACCGCAATTGAGCCCCAATTGGGGTATTGGGCTTGTCCCTGTTTATACTCTGAATTTGGATACAGGTCACGGAGCGCTTGTGCATCGGGGGCGGTCGGCACGTCATAGTCAAAGAGCTTCCCGAGCTCTTTAACAGCGTTAATAAGTTGGAAATAATTGGGCGCGTTCACAAAGACGCCCACGAAGAAGTGGGCGTCTGAATCTGAGCGCGAGATAGGTCGACTATCATCAAACTCATCATCGTAAGACGTGGCGATGGTCTGTAGTACATCGCGAGTGCTCTTAAGCATCTTACTATTCTTAGGCACGTAAGACAGTACGTGAGCGCCTGTACTAGAGAGCAGATCGACGAACGCCTCAAGGAAAAGGGTCGCAGATTGTAGCGCGAGCGCGAAGGCTTCTGCACCCACAGCGGCGAGTTGTGCGCTGATTCTACCTGCTTCTACCAACAAGGTAATAATCGGTCGTATCGCGTCGATCGCCACGGACAGGGTATTAAGCCCATCGCGCAGGTCATCTGTCCAGCCTGCGCCTAAGTCGGTAATTTGGAGTTGATTCCAATCGGTCTGTAATTTAGAGGACAGCTCCGTGAGGTCTTCTAAGAGGACAGAGGGAGGGACAGCGCCCTCATCGAGTTCCCACGTATTTGCATTTGGATTAGCATATTCCTTAGCTCTCGCTGTCGCTAAGTCTGCTCTTTCTTGTGATGTTAAGTTGCTGTAGTTCGCCATGTGTAAGCCCTTGATGAGCGAGTAGAGACGCGACCCCTTTTAGCTTATCAAGTTCTTGCTCGCGAATAAAGTGTGCAGAAGCGACAATTACTTTCTGAAGTGAGTCTAAAACTTCTAGATAGTCGGGCGCTTTGGTGATTTCACCGCGAACATGCTTGTTGGCATTTTGGAGCGTTTCGGCGGCATCTCCGATGTATTCCTCTAGGGAGAGATTTTTCTTTTCCCAGACGGGTTGTGTACGAAGGCGATGGAGTGCGGGATCGCTCTCACGTTGCGCCATGAGTTTGAGTGATTCGAGTTGGTTTTGTTTCATAGGTTTTAGTGGTGTTTTCAGTAAAATTTACTTGCCCGAGCCTTTTTTCTTCTTCTTCTTATACCCGTGCTTCATGACTTCTTAGCCTTAGCACGCTTATCGGCATTCTCCATCTTACGCACAGTCGCCTCTGCCCAACGCTTACCCGCGTCACCGCCCCATAAGTCCCACGCGATCTTGCCCGCTCCCGGAGTGCCATCAGGTGCGCGAGAGTTCTTATTCTTCTCGTGGCGTGCGAAAAAGCTTTTCATACGCTTAATGGTCTGTGGCGAAACCTTATCGCCATTTTTTAAGTTCGTAGCGCGTTGTACCCCAGACCCAATCCCCTGCTCGGACGCTTGCTTGTTGGAGAGACCGCCACGCCCGTACTTCTTACGATTGTTTAAGCCCCGCTCCGCAGCCGTCTGTACACCCTTCGGGGGAATGAACCACTTGTCATCATATTTAGCCATGATCATCTCACATAAAGGCGGGTGGAGTGATTAGTTTGTATTTCAGATAAATTGATTATTCGGAATAATTATAATATACACGAAAACTTTTGTTATGTCAAGGCTTAGCAAACAATCCATTCATTCTTAGTTAAGTCTATGGTAACGCCGATGCAGGTGAATCGAATGACACAGACCCTAGATTATTGCCAACAGTCCTTGTACCTTCGACCCGAAGCGCCATAGCGCAATCATCAATCGTTAAGCCATCGCTCGTAGTCGTTCTTAGACGGATTAAATCACCACGGTTAAGCTCAACGAGCAAAGAGCCTTCTAGTTGCACCATATTTAGCGTATCGACCGCTTGTGTAAAGATCGTCGTGGGCTGTTCATTCACTAGGAGTTCGATTTTCAGCGTCCCTGTATAGTTGACGCGGAAAGCGATCGACCAATGTGTCATCTTAGCCACATCGGGAACAGGGAAGTACGGAGCGCCATTAAGCAATAAGTTATAGGACGCGCAGTCACACAGGTGCTTGGCAGGTAGCGTCCCTGTGAGCCATAGTGTGTCAATCGTGTGGTCGTCCGAATACGGGTATTCTTCTCCGTTAATATAGAGCACACCGTCTTGCGCGGTGATTGTATTGCCTTGTAGGTTGATGACCTGAGTGGTGGTTTGTGTGCTGTAGTGGTTTGTGGTGTTGATGGTCTGTGTATTGACAGTTGAGGAGCTGATTGTTTGCGTGGTCGCGTCGATGACGTTGATCGCTGAGATTTGATTATTCTCTATATATTCTATAGGGTTAAGCGGGTTATCTTGTTGGTCGAAAGAGTTAAGAACAATCTGTAGTACCCGTTCATCTAGGAGCGGAGAGTCGATAATGTCTTGCTGTAGCGAGGCGATCTCAGCTTGGAAGTAGCGTTCGATTGCTTCCGCATAGTCTTTCGCGTGCTGAACGATCGTGACGAGCGAGTCGTTATTGATCGTATCGCCAACGACGCTACGGTCTGCTTCTTTAAGGTCGTTCGCGAGAATATCAACAGGTGTATTAGCCATTTAGATCACCATATTTTAGTAGTGTTTTCAAAAACTATTTCGAGACGAAGACCTGATCACTCGCATACAGCGGTTGCGCGGTGGTCGGTAGCGGTGCGTATTTTAACAGCCATGCAGACAGTTGCGTCGTGAGCGCTACATTCGCAGCCGCCAAAACGGGATTCGGAGACCCAAAGCCCGGCGTCACCCCGCCCGTACTCAATACCGTCGTATAGGTCGTTAAGTGCCCAATCAACTCCGCAAACGCCAAAGACAGCTGTACACCCATCACAACGCCCTCCTTTTGGATCGGGATCGCGGTCGGGAGCGCTCGCTGTATCTCGTCTGTCGTTGTTAAATTCCCTAGAAAGACGCTCCCTGAATGGTTCGCCTCGATACCTTTACGAAGTAAGCCCGCTCTATCCGACGATTGTAGCAACGTCTTCCCATTCATACCCGTTATCGACACGCAATTCGTCAACCCTGTCGGGTCGAGCGCGTTCGTCGCGACCACCGCATAGTCCGACAACGCATTATATGTGATAGAGCCACTAGAGCCTATCGCAACATCGCCGCCCGAAAATAAACCTATATCCGACACGCTGTTAAGTTCAAGACCGCCTTGAGAAAAGACCTCGATCGCGTTGAAATTAGCCGTTAAGCCGCCGCTACGAATCTCTACAGTCGCTCCAGGTAACGACGCGCTATAGCGCCCTAGATACGACGCGCTATAAGCCCCGCCAAATGTCTCGTTAAGCGTCCCTGTATATTCTACCTGTGACGAGCCCTCGTGTGATGCGTATAAGCCGTTGTCAATCGTGCGCTTCGTCCCACCCGTAGCTTCCACAATCGTGCCGTCATCCCGAATCTCGTAGTACGCGCCGCTCGGTCCATGTAAAAGGAAAATGCGCGAAGCGCCCTCCGTGTCATTCAGCTCGAATACGTGTCCCAATTCAGTACGGGTTATATTCACACGTCCGTACTCGCCCGCGTACGCCGTCGGCGGTATATGTTTATAGTTGCGTATCGACGCTTCAGAGTCTGTGCCGTCCGTCACTCCCCGAGCATGTGCCATCAATGGGCTCGGGTCACGTTGGTATTGCTCCATTTCCTCGATCGCGCCCCCGTCCGATGGACGACCCCGTACCGTCTCGACCGCAAAGCCCCCGAAGTAAATCGGTGCCGATGGATCGCCTTCTTCGAAAGAAATCCAAACATAGCTATGTAGCACAGGGATCGTCACGGAACCCTTATCTACCCCTAGAGCCATAGAGAAACACGCAGAACACCATGGCGATAACGACTCCCCGTATACATTCGGTGCGATGACGCGCACACGCCCTAATTTAAGCGGGTCTTCTATATCTCTCACGACCGCCGCATAGAAGCCAAAAAGACGTCCGCTAAATCGTGAATCGTATTCTTCTGTATCAATCATAAAGTTATGTCTCCGTTCGTGTCGGTTTTAACGCCCGTGTCCTTAGTCGCTTTGCCCTCTCTGTTTAATTGAGTGTCGTATTTCTGTTGGGCTTGTATTTGCTTCTGTCTATAGGCTTCATATTGGCTTTGGGCTGCCGGGCCCTCGTTATATCTTTTCTCGTTGTAAAACTGCTCTTGAGTCATTATCTTAGGGCGAGGCGCTTGAACCTGTGGTTGCGTAGCGTTATGGGTCGCTTGTGCTGTGTTGCTCTTGTTGTTTTCGGTATTTTTGCTCTTATTTCGATTCGCTTTAAGCAACTTCTTCGGCAGACCTCTGATCATAGATATGCTCGTCTCGAACCCCGAATCTGGAGAAATGACGTGATCTACCTGATCAATCGAATACGTGCCGTTAAAATAGTTACTGCTACAGTCTAAAGTGACCCCCTGTGATGGGTACGGGATCGTACTTCCAGCAAGAAGCTTACATTGTGCAGACAAGACGCGACCTTGTGATCTCTTAGCGCCAATAATCTTTCCAAGCTTGCGCTTCTTAGAATCTTTGCGCGTCGTGGTCGAGGACGTTTTGCTCTTTGCGGTTTGTGCGGTATCTTGTGAAGATTGATTCGCAGTATTTTTAGATTTGCTTTCGTTAAACGCTTTAAACTTTGCGTTATACGCCTCTAAAGCATTTTGATATTGACGTTCATTGAAGGGTCCCATGCTTCCTTGGTCATTTAAGAAATCGTTTGGATTTGGTTTAACGGGTCTGCGTATTACAGTCTCATCCGTTGCCGAGGTAATACCGCCTTGTAGCGGGACGTTCTCTTGAATGGCGATATGCTTAGTGGGTGTACGTATATAAGAGACAGAAGGGCTCTTAGCGCGAAAGCTAAGAGTGGACATATTAGATTGTACGCCACCATAAATCAGTTTAAGCCGAGCTTTATCATCTTGTGTAAAGAGCGGTACGAACTTATATTTGTTATCTTCTTCAATAATAGACAAGCCAATCGCCGCTAAATACTCGTATAAGAAGGCGACGTCACTTTCGCCTACTTGGACGAAAGGGTCGTCTTCAGATGCGTTTATCGCATCTTGAATTGTTGCATTTTCGGAAGTATAGTCTCGGTTTGGGTCTTTTTCTCGGTCTTGGTTTGCAATGTCTGCAAGCATATCCATATCATCGTAAACCGACTGCCAAGATTGCGTAAAGCTTGTGCCGTCGATCTCAAGGTTAATACCAGCACGCTCTACGAGTTGCATCACGACGTCTAAAGGGTTGCCGGACGTGAACGTCTTAAAACCCATCGTCTGTTTTGCGGTTAAGAAGCTCTCAAGTAAGACACGTACAGTCACACCCCCGTCACGAAAGTCGTAATCGAACGCCGCGACGTCAAACGTCCCGAAATCTTTGAACGCTTGTGTGAAGCCATACCGAAGCTGTACATAACTCCCTAGAGGCATAGCATCGGGTATTACATCGGCAGAGTTATTGCCTTTGAGAGTCTTAAGGCTGTCGAAGATAAAGACGATAGATGCTTTAGGTCGCTTAACGCGAGTCAATGTAATCTTTGTTTCGACAATGCGGCTACGATAGGAGTCATCGAGCTCTTTACCGTCTACAATGATCTGTAAAAACGGCTCGTATTCCGAGAAGCTCGCGGTGCTATACAGGTCGATATAGGTGGGTTCGCTCATCGTAAGAAACTCACAGGCGGTATCGAGATCAACGTATTTGCATCTAGTCCAAATGCGCCTTTATGTAAGTCAATCTCTGAGTTTACATCTGCAATCGCCCACCAATACTTCTCAGAGCCGAGGAACTTTAGCGACAGGGCGCGGAACGTATCGCCTTGTGTGGCGGTATAGAGGGTCAAGCCCTCGTCTGTCCAAGACGTAAATCTTCTAGACGTGACGATATTTGACTCATCTACCTCGCCATAGAAGTCAATTTGTGTACGTAGTGACAGGGCGTTATCGCTATATCTTGAATCTTTACGTAAAGGCATGATCGCTCCGTTTATTCTTGTTCTTTGCCTAGATAGGCGCGGGTTTCAATCAATGTCACTTGTGCACGTACCAATGTGGGACTAAGGTTGTTGTCTTGTCTCTCGATCGTATAGGACAGGCTGTCCATAACGCAGATAAACGGACGATCTAGGTACGAGAGCGTTTCTCCCATCTTAGCCTTAATAATAGGCGGTGCGGTATAGCCGTCTTGATTGACAGGCTCAGCGAGGCTACGCAAAAGTTTTAGCTTACTTAACAGAGGATCTGTTGTGGTCGTTGGAGTGTTTTGCGCTGATGTTTGTATTAAAAAAAGCTCGAAAGAGACCTCTACAGGGTCGGAGCTACCATATTGTGCATAGGCTTTAGCGCCCACAGGCGCGGTGTTGAACTTAAAGTTGGGCGCGTGCTTAATCGACACAGACGATGGGTTAAATTGGAAAGTGAAACTCTCGGTTGTACGCCGAGTTCTAGGGATATAGATGCTCAGTTCGCCCTTTTGTAGTGACATGCCCATGCTCCTGAGTAGGTTTTAGTAGAGTTTTCAAAAACTTTTTTATACGTTTTGCTCTCGACGTGGTACAAAAAAGTCTTCTAAGTGCGGAACAAGCGCCCTCGCAATCCTCCGACCCGCTTGTGGATCGAATGAAGCCATACCTGTCGTATCGTTCACGCTCACAGACAGCTTAACCTCTTTAGGCGCACTCGTCGTCGGTGAGCTTGTGACAAGCGATGACATGTCGGGCATCTCAACCCCCTGTTGTAAGGATGACATGTCTAGGGTGGTTGAACCGCCAAGAAGTTCTTGTATATCTTCACCTCCAGGCACCGCAGATGCTGATGGCTTTTTAAGCGCTTTTACAGCACTAGGCAGTTCAACAGACGCGAGCGCTTGGTCTTTCGCGCTTGTAAGGTTGCCCAAAGAGTCTGCGGCACCTTGTGCGCTATCCCCCATAAACCCAAAGTATTTCGCGAGCCGATAAATGCCGTAAATCAAAGCACCCACGACCGCTATAATGGCAATGATCACAATCAATACAGGCGCAAGACCTGTGCTAAGTGCAGTGCCCGCAATCGCAGATGCAAATAGACCCTTCGCAAGTATAAACGCAGTAATCGCTAAAATAGCCGTTATAGCCGTTAAAAAAATCGCTGCGATTTTATTCCTGCCCATAACGTCATAAAGGTACTGAAACCCTACAAACAACAAGTACAGAGCACCAAGAACAAGTCCTATCACGATCGCATATCCAAACGTGCTAAGACTGAGTACGCCCGAGCTAAAAGCAAGTGCCCTTTGAGCTCCAGCTAATCCGTTTGTCACAGTTGTATAAATAGCTCTTGCCTTAGTAGCGATGATTTCTCTTGTACCTAATAATTTTGCTGCAGCGGCAGCTGTTTTTGTAACACCGGTATAGATGATTATAGCCGCGTTATATGCCTTGGTAATCACAAAGTTCGCGAATAAGATGCCACCAAGAGCGCCTAGAGCCTGTAAAAGACCGCTCGCAAGGTAATCACCAAGAGTACCAATCGCACCTGAAACAGCATTTATGTCATCCTTAGAATCGGAAAAGGCTCCCGACACCACAGTATATGCCCTATACAGATGACCCAGAACCTCTACTAGAGCGTTGAATACCACGACGAAAGGTAAAATAACCGCGCCAAGAACCGCCCCAAAACCTTTCGCTAAGCCAACAAATATATTCTCAAACACAAACGACACAAAAGAGCCCAATTCATTCAGCACCAACGCGAGCGTCTGTACACCCGTAGACATTTGCGATAAGCGATTAGCTGTCGTCTCGTCAATCTTAGTAAAGAATGAAGGCAAAACCACCCCGACAATGATGCTCATAGCGTCTTTAAAGTCGTTAAATAACCCAACAATCACTTGGAAAGGCGCGGATAAACCCGACGTATCCATATTCTGTATAAGCGATATTAAAACCGTCAACAGCGCGATCGAGCCACCAAGCACACCCACGAACTTTAATATAGGCGCTAAAGACGTAAGCATTGTCTTTAATGTAGTACCAACAGCACTCATTGTGAGTACACCACCTTCGCCCACACCAAATACCGCGGTTAAGCCCTTTGTAATCTGCTGTAGAGCGACGACGATCCCCAGAGAACCGCCTGTAAACGCCAAAGCGCCCGTAAACTCTTTACCAACAAC